CAGCTCTACCTCATCGCCTTTATCATCGCCTTTTTCTTTTTCCTCTTCGGCGCTGTCTTGGGGACTTTCCTCTGCATGAAGAACATAGATATTTTTGATGTCAGGAAGCGTCAGGAATATCTCATCCGGGAAGTAAAGGAATTGAGGAAGGAGAGAGAGGAGATCATGTATATCTTTAAGGAGAGGGGGCTAATAGAGGAATGGAATGAGGATGCTGTGATAAAACCAGGGGAGAAGGGAAAATGAATGAAATTGATTTAGTAAATAATGTAAATAGGACTTTCCCTAAATATCCCAAAACTATTTATGATAAAGGTTGGATCTATGGTGTCTGGTATTGTGGTAAAAAGTGGAAAAAAGCACAGCTGTATGGAGAATATCCAGCGACCTTTTTCAGACGAGTAAAAGCAATGTTTCCCTTGATTGAAGAAGATAAGTTTCTTCATTTATTTTCTGGGTCAATGGGAGATAATTATGGCTTGACGCTTGACGGATCAGATAGATTTAATCCCAATGTTGTTCATATTTTAACTAAGGATAATCTGCTACCATTTGAAGATAATGCCTTTGAAGTTGTTCTTGCAGATCCTCCATATTCAAAAAAAGATGCTGAAGAATATGATTTGCCTTATCCAACATCAGAATTGATATTAAAAGAAGCCATGAGAGTTTTGAGTTCAGAAGGCTATTTTCTCCTCTTGCATACCATGTATCCTGCTTATCGAAGAAAAGAAGTAAAATTAGTTGGTCTTATTGCAATTATAACAGGATTTAAATCTATCACACGACTATTAAGTATATTTAAAAAAATAAAATGAGCACAGAAACAGTCGCTCAAAAAATCAGTCATGGAAATATCGAATTCTGGGCAAAGAAGACAAGAGAATTTCTTGCCACAAATCCTGTGTGCTTAATCTGTGGTGATAGTCTCACATCTTTCAGTCGGATTGGGCTGTGCTGGAGGTGTCGCTGTTATAGAAACAATCAAGCCTTCCTGGATAGGAATCCAGGGTATCATAAACGATATCAAAAAGAGAGGGGGAACAATGGCTGATTTCTTTTGTGCGGATTATAAGGAGGAATAATGGATACTTCAAGAGAATATATCAAGATGTGTGATTGTCTTGAGATTAAGACAAAACCCAGTTATGATGAATGTAGTTTTTGGGCGAGACCACTTATTACTGGTAAGTATTCAGTTTGGATGAGCTTTCATTCTCCTGGGGATATTTTTCTTCCACGTCAAGATCAGATTCAGAAGATGATAATAAAAGAGAAGTTTGGAGATTTTGGTACTCATTGGGATATGTGCATAGATATTCCCATGCAATTTGTATCCAAAAATCCTACCTTAGAATTATCTTCTATGGAACAGATATGGCTAAGTTGTTATATGTTATCAATTCACCAGAAGATTTGGGATGGCGAGAAATGGGCGATGAAATAAATAAATAAATTTTCATTCCACTTCTATAAACTCAAAAAAGTCTTGACTTTAAAGATATCCTACCCTATATCTCTATAATAGGGTCATGATTTTTAAACCACAGAAGGTAATCTGTCATCATTCCCTGACCAAAGATAGCGGGAGTGTATCCTGGGGCGCAATCCGTAAATATCACACACAAAAGATGAAGTGGTCTGGAATCGGATACCACGCCGGAGTAGAACTCGTTCTGAGCGGAGGAGAGGTGAATTACGAAGTCCTGATGGGTAGGATGTGGGACAGGTCAGGCGCTCACTGCCGAGGGCAGAATAGCAACTCACTTGGCATCTGTTTTGTCGGCAACTATGATAAAATCCCCCCTCCAAAGAAAATGCTGATAACGGGTGCGCGGATAATCGCATTCTGGTTGCGACTCTTCGACCTTTCCCTTGATGACGTTTACTCCCATCATAATTTCAATATTTACAAGTCATGTCCCGGCAAACAATTCGACATGGAATATCTAAAGACTTGCATAAGGGGGAAGCTATGATAACAACCTTGCTTAAAAAGTATTGGCTAAAGACTCTTATCAGCATTGTCGCAATTCTTTTGACTTCATATCTAAGTTCATTGGCTACGAGAATCGTCTACAAAAAGCAGATAAAAGCGTTGGATACAAAAATCAGCGAGCAGTGGCAAAAGATAGGAGATAGCAAAGAGAGGGAAGAGAAGTGGAAAGTGTCCTCAGGGGAGAACTGGGACCTGGCTATGGAGAAAGAGGCAAAGCTACGCAGAAAAGACAAAGAGATGCGGGTGAAGATCGCAGAGAAGAGAGCGCTGAAGAAGCAGATACGAGAGATGCCTGCTACTCAAGTTATCGTAAGAACGATAGAGATTATAAACTGCCCAGACATCGTACAGCAAACTCAGGGCATTGTCTTCACATTAGACTGTGCTAAGGAGAATTTGGTAGTCCTAGAGAACGTCTTTTATTTTAAGAAGGAGGCCCTTGATTGGGCTGACCAGTTCTTTACAAGTCAAGCCGAGGTTGCAGATCTCAAGAATGTAATAATCGGTAAAAATGAGGCATACGCAGAGAGAGGGGTTCAACTTGTTAGTGCTTATAAGATTAGTGATAATTGGGAAAGCAAATTCAACCTCAGCGAAAAGCGAGGCAAGAGCAATTGGTGGAGGGGAGCCAAAACAGGTGGAACCATAGGCGGGATTGCAGGATTGATTTTAGGATTCTTTTTAGCAAAATAAGAAGACTACAATGCAAGTAGATCCAGTGTTGATTATTGTTGTGGCAGGAAGTGTGGGTGGGTTATGGATAGAGAGATTTTTTTATTATAGATCGAAATACAAGAAGAAGAATAACAATCCTCATAATCCCAGTCCTCCAGTCGATTATCATAATCACGAAGGAAGAATATCATCACTTGAAACAGGGATAGGAGACATAAAGGAAAGTAATGAAAGGGATCATGGCTTGATACGAAATGACATCCTAAAGCTTTATAACCTTTTTAATAGGAAAATATTTAGTGTTTTGAATGGGATGAAGAAATGAAAGTTGCATTTGAGGCTCAGATTATGCAGAACAGCATCAAATCGCTTAGAAGTCTTGACAAAGAGGCGAGGCTACTTTTAGAATATAGAGCAGAAGATGATGAATTGGTAGCCAATATTAATAAATTGCATAAGCCTGATAAGACCGTGATGATTGTGATTATGGATAAAGAGGAGTTTGTAAACAACAATAAGAAACAATAAAATGCCATTTAAAAAAGGACAATCAGGAAATCCGAATGGGAGACCAAAAGGGTCTGAGAATAAGTTTACTAGCCTCAAGGAAGAGTTTCTCAAGGCATTCCACGATGAGGATGGGATTGATGGTGCAAGGGGAATGAAGAAACTTATTAAAGATAGTACAAGGAATAAATTTATCTTTTTGCAGATGTGCTCAAAGATGCTCCCCTCAAATGTAACTATTGATGGCAAAGTGAGCATGACCTTTCAACTATCAGAGAAGTTTATGCCAAAGGGAATGGATAAAAAAAAATGAATTATTATATTTATCAATTTGGTTTTAATTATTTAATAGTTTATTACTGGATGGATACGAAAACTTAAAAGATGATAGTCAATCTGAATCAATACCTGAATACGAACCATACTGAGATATTTCAGTCTACAGATAGGGAGTTGCTTATACGAGGTGGGGCAAATGCAGGCAAAAGTTACAGCATAGCAGATAAGCTTTTATTGCAGGGTATTGTTCAACCTGAAACATCTATCAAAGTGCTTGTGATAAAGAGTACGCAACCTAGTCTCCGTGATACGGTGATTGATATTCTCCAGAAGCGAGCTAGTTTATTCAATCTTCCGCTCAGGGTTAATTTTCAAACCTTGACTGCTCAATGTAACAACACAACTTTTCTTTTCAGGAGTATGTTCAATCAAGAGGATTATAAGAAAGTCAAATCATATACGGATATTGATTATATTTGGATTAATGAGATTATAGATATTAGGGAACAAGATTATCGAATGCTAAAGTCTCGGCTTCGAGGAGGCAAGGCGGTATTCTCTCAAATTATATCTGACTTTAACCCTACTGGTAAAACATCCTGGGTATTTCAACGATTCTATGAGAAGAACACAGGCAATGCCAGGAAGCTTTTATACACAGTGATGGATAATCCCTGGGCAAAGAAAGAAGAGATAGAGGACTTGCGTAATTCCAAATATGATGATCCTAATTATTATAAGATTTTTTTCCTCGGTGAGTGGGGAGAGCTAGAGGGGGTTATTTATAATTGGGATATAGACACTCCACTACCTGATAAAGTAGATGAAGTCTTCTATGGTGGTGATTTTGGCTACAGTGTAGACCCGGCAGCGTTGGTTCGTATTTACCGGAAGTCAAATGAATTCTGGGTAGAGCAAGTTATTTATGCAACAGAACTTACTAATATTCAGCTAGGCAACAAGATGAGAGCAAAGGGGGTAAGTGATACCGATGTTTCTTATTGGGATTGTGCAGAGCCGAAATCTATACAAGAACTTTATGACATGGGATTTAATGCCAAGCCCTGTGAGAAGGGGCCTGATTCGGTAAGGGCAGGGATTGACTTTCTAAAAGAGCAGAAGATTCATGTTATCGATGGTTCATCAGATATTATAAAAGAGCAGAAATCTTATATTTGGAAAAAAGATAAAGATGGGAGAAGTCTTAACATTCCCATTGATTTTGATAATCACGCTATGGACGCCATAAGGTATGGGATTTATACTCATTGTAAAATAAAGATGGGTGCTGTGGGGATATCCAAAACAGGGACAAGTGAGATATGGGCATAAAAAATACGATAAAGAAATATACTATAGACCTTACCAATGTTCAGTTCATGAAGCGTAAAGTGGCCAGTCTAAAGGGAAGGATAACCAAACTGGAAGACAATACCCATAAACTCCAGCATCTTGTTAAGGATAGCGTTCTCTCTCTGCTTGATGCCACAACGACATATCAGAGCAATTCTTACCCCAGCTATCAATCTGCTGTGACAGAGATAAACAGGAAGTATATCGGGACGGCTGATTGGGGGGTGTTGCAGACGGGAAGCATCATTGATTTAAGGGCTGCCTTTATCGTAGGCGATGGTATGATAATATCGGATAAAGAGCTGGGAGAAGAGCCTTCTGCAGAGCTGGAATGGGTCGAGGAATTCTTTAAATACAACGACCTTGACAGAGAGGTTGTCCAGGAATTTGCTAAAGAGGCAGAGATCGAGGGCAAGATTGCCTTGAAGCTGGCGATAGAGGAGGATAAGGAACAAGAAGTCGTAGCACCAAAGGCACAGAAGAAATATAGGGTATCTGTCCGGTTCATTAGTTGGTTGGACAAGAAATATAAAGTCACGACTAACCCCAAAGACTATCTTGATTATCAGAAGCTTGCGTGGAAGGAAACGGGCGAAATTAAAGGAGAAACACTCAAGGCCAAAGAGTTTATCTATAAGAAATTCGGTGGACGGATAATGAATCCAAATGAGGCAGCACCAAAGATCATGAAATGCCTTTCTCAGATAGAGGGTTTTGATAAAGCCCTAAGAGATTGGAGGCAAATAAATCATATTTTTGCTGGCCCGATTCTCTATGCTAAATGTGTGGATCAGAATGAAGTCAAGATTACCCTTGCTGCTATGAATGATAAAAATTTCAAACTTAATAAAGTTTTAGCTGGTACTGCTGAAATAGGTTTTATAAAATTAGATGTTGGAGGTATAGACTCGATTGAAAAGGAGATTGCGGATTTAGCGAAGGTGATAAGCGGGACGACTGGAGTTCCTGTTCATTGGTTGGGATTTGTAGACCTTATGTCAAACAGGGCAACGGCAGAGGACCTTATAAACATGATAAATGGTGCAACGACCAAAGAGAGGCAAACATGGATAGGTGCTTATGAGGAAGTCATAAAGAAGGCGATGGATATGTGGAATAATGCCGCAGAGAGGGGAATGAGTAAGGAGAAGCAACTCGACCCCGACAAGATTAAGGTCGATATTCCGATTATAACCAAGATGCACTATGATCGATTAGAGAAAATATTCCTGCCTGCCTGTATAGCTGGGAAGATTTCTGATGAAGCTTTTCTGGCGATGGTTCCTGGACTTGATGTCAAGGCAGAGATGGAAAGAAAGAAAGAGAAGGAAGAGGGTGAGATTGAAGGCCTTAAAAACGAGATGGATGGCTTGAAGACTGATAGATTAGAGAAGGATTTGCTTGGAGGAGGAAAGAAGGGGGAGGAAGAATAAATGCCATATACAGAAATTAAGAAGGAAACTGTAAATGGAAAAGAAAAGTGGTGTTTTCGGAATAAGGAAACGAGACAAAGGATTTGTGCTGATACCAGAGAAAAAGCTGTTCTTGCAATGAGGGCTAGATATGCACACGCTCAGGAATTTTCCAGGATAAAGAGATTTACGTTAGTAAAGGAGGAATAAAATGGAAGCAAAAAGATGTCCTATATGTGGAGGAACTGGCCAAGTAGATTCGGGTTTTTACACACAAACTTCTGGCCAATGGACTTCAACGGGAGGATTTGAAATCTGCCGTTCTTGTTGGGGGAGAGGGTATATTTTAGTGTCAGATGAACACAAATGGAATTTTGAAATATATCCCGATTATTATATACCCACAAAAACAGCGGGTGGCGATTGATGTGTTGTGGCAAGATGGTGAGGCTTCCCGGCGAGAAAGAAAGGAAGATATTAACAACAGGAGATATAAGCATAGATTTAGATAAAGAAAATAGGGAGAAAAAAGATGATGAAAAAGGCATTGGTTCTCGGAGCTGGTGGATTCATCGGAAGCCATCTGGCGAAGAGGCTTAAACAGGAAGGCTATTGGGTAAGAGGCGTGGACAGGAAATATCCCGAATGGAGCGAGACAGAAGCAGACGAATTTATCATTGGCGATCTGCGAGATCCACAAGTTTGTCTTAATGTGATGAGCGGTGGGATTGATGAGCTTTATCAATTAGCGGCTGATATGGGAGGCATGGGCTTCATTCATTCTGATGAATGCAAGATAATGCACAACAGCGCCCTTATTAACATTAATGTGATTCATACTGCAGTGAAAACAGACATTAAGCGATATTTCTTCTCTTCTTCTGCCTGCGTATATCGGGACATGAAACGTGGTGAGCCTGAGATAATGGAAGATGGTGTTTATCCAGCAATGCCCGATAACGAGTATGGCTGGGAAAAGCTCTATGCCGAGCGCATGGCGCTAGCTTATGCCCGGAAGTTTGGCATAACGGTGCGGATCGCTCGGTTCCAGACCTGCTATGGTCCGGAAGATACATGGTGGGGAGGTCGTGAGAAAGCTCTTGCTGCTCTATCACGCAAAGTTGCTGAGGCTAAAAATGGTGGAGCGATCGAAGTATGGGGCGATGGCAAGGCTATCCGCTCTTACATATATATTGATGATATGATCAATGGTATTCGCCTGCTAATGAAGTCGGACCTGAATGGGCCTGTCAATATTAGCTCAGGAGAATACGTTACAGTTGAGGAATTAGTTTCAACTATCGCTGGCGTGGCCGGCAAGACGATAAATATAAAATATATCGATGGCCCAGTCGGTGTAGAGGCGAGAAATTTTAGCAATGCTAGGATTAAGTCACTTAGATGGGAACCTAAATATTCCCTAAAGGATGGCATTGCGTTGACCTATCCCTGGATCTTAGAACAGGTAAAAATTAAGGAGTAAAGAATGATAACAACAAAACAGATAAACGTAAATTTAAGTAGGGAGAAACTCAAGCTTCGGCATGTGACCACAAAGGATGTTGATATTGGTGTGAGAGTCGAGCCCCCGAAAGAGCCAATTAAGAAAAAGAGCCTTGCTATCATTACCACTACTACGCTTCCAGATGTTGCCGATGTAGCCGAGAAGAAGAGGCGTGATGATATTGCGGTAGAGAAGAAGCTTGCCATGAAGGATGAGAAGAAACTTACGATTAACAAAAAGGGAGAGGCTAATAAAGGATTCGCGAAGGGAGATGCTGTTTATCAGGAGAAGGAAAAAGGACCCAAACTTGTTAAACCTTCAAAGGAACTGACGGTAGAGTTGACGAAGAAGTCTTGGAATAAGATGAATGCTAAAGAGAGGAAAGAATACCAGGCAGAGAAAGCCAAGGATACGGCTAAATATGCAAGATTGAGGAGATGAGATGGCATATATGAATTATGGCTCAGAACAGCATGACAGCATATCACCAGAAGTTACTTATTTATTCTGGTGTGAAAAATGTTTGGATTATCACGGGACGAATCGGTGTCTATATGATGATTATGATTATTGTCCCCATTGTGGGCAACTTATAAGCATAAGGAGACAGCCATGAAATTCACAGCTAAATTACAGCAGATGGCATCATCTGAGATAATGAATATTATTCCCAATGATATCTATGAGGAGATTAAGCAACGAGACCCGCATCCTCTCTTCCAGGCTTATGTTGTGGGTCATGAGGGCGAAGCGACAGGTGAGGTAATAGGGGTAGGAACAAAGATATTGAACTGGTTCTCCTCGGCAATAAATAAGATATGGAAGAAATTAAGCTATGGAACGAAAGTGTTTCATGGCCATAATGTAGATTCGAGCCACGAAGGACGGCAATCGATAGGTGAGGTTGTCGGCAAGGCGATAAAGACGATCAAGGATAAGGTCAATGCCATAGCCATTATGTATATTCATCCCGAGTTCAGGGATTTACCTCTTAATACAGCTTCAATAGAGGTTGATGTGGACATTACCGATGATGCTGTTCATGATGTGGACGTTGGGGATATTACAGGAATTGCTCTAGGTAATTCTGCTATTGATAAGCCTGGATTTGCAGGAGCTACGCTTCTGTCTCAGATTCAAGCGATGTCAAGGAAATTGCAAATAACTGATGAGCCCAAATGGGAACTCAGTTACAATAGAACACGCCAGGGAGAACAGAAGTTCGAACTGGTGAAGGAGGCATAATGTCGCCAGAAAAAATAACGCTAGGTGAAATCAAAGAAATCATCAAGGCGGAGAAAGTATCTCCGAGCGATCTGTTCGGAGTGGAAGATTTAACCACTGATCCATTCGTCAAGGGACTCGTAGAGTCTACTGTTAAGGAGCTGAAAGGCAAATTATCAGGAGAGTACGAGGCTCGCAAGAGGATTGAGAAGGGAAGTAAAGAAGAGAAAGACGAAACAACCGATGAGATGAAAGAGAAGGATGATGAAATCAAGAAACTCAAAATTGAGGGTGCAAAAAGAGACGCTACCGAGCTTTTTAGCTCAAAGATTAAGGAACGGAAACTTGGTAAACAAGAAGAGGCGTTCCTTAAATCAAAACAAGGCAATTTTATACCTGAAGATCCCGAGAAGCTTGATAAAGAGGTTGATACGTTCATGGATGCTACGATAAAGGAGTGCAAGGAGACAGGTAAGATATTCGGACACAAGACAGAAGAGACAAAGGAAGAGACGAAAGGCGGAGGCGAACCCGGAGAAGGTGGAGAAACCGAAGAAAACGAGTTAATTCCAGATTAACACGAAAAGAACGCAGGGCAAAACAGCCGATTGTCTGGGCGGAAAAAATCCAATAAGGCTGGAGTAGAAAATGGCACAATTTTTAAGAACAGCAACACCTGACGGAGATTGGCGTAGTTTTAAGTTCACCCATACAATCCTTCCTGACTTCGCAATGACCGAGGGCTCACTCTATCAGATTCAGGACACAGTTGGCGTACTTATTCTCGATATCCAATACACTACAGCAGGATGCAAGGACGCTAAGACAATAAATGCAGATGAAGAGGGAGTTCTCATTTATCACGCAGAGAAGATTCGGGTTGACAAGGGCGCTTTTGCCATCCTTCCGGGAGATAAAATCTACTGGAGCGGAGTTCAGGGATCAGCGGTAACCAATGTCTTTACTTCCGGAGCTCTCTGGATTGGAATTTGCGTATGGCCAGCAGCAACAGGCGATTCGACAGTTATAATTGATCTGAAGGGCGATAAAGCGACTAATCCTAATTTTGATTAGGGAGATGAATGATGAGAGGAAAAATAATAAAAGACTGGAATAAGGTTGACTATAAGAAGCTTTTTGTTGCCGGAGAGAAAGACGTACAGCATCAGCGCGCAGTAATGAAGGCACTTTCGTTCTTCCTTGCTATCCCCAATACTAATGTTCCCGCTCAATTCGCTAGTAATGCAAAGTTCATGGAGAGAAAGAAAGGATTTGATACTGCTAGGATGCAGTATTTTGCCACGCTGAATGATTTTCCCGCAACTGCAAAAGAAGTCATCGACAAGTATCACGAACTTGCCGTATATGACAATGGTTTTGAGCAGATCTTCAACATGCGTGATTATACCGGATCGAGAAGAGACGGCTTTTCCATTGATACAATACGGGCAGGGCTGACTTTCAGGAAGATGTTGACGGGCGAGAAACTTCATGTCTATCAGATGTCAGGAGAGAGAGAGTTCATATACTTTGATTACTATGGTGGAGCACTCGGTTGGGATAGGAAGCTCTTTGAGAATCAGGATTGGTGGCAGCTCGAGGAGAATGCAATTGAATTTAGGAACGAAGCATACAGGATCAGAGCAGCTACGTTTTATGCCTTAATTGAGGCAGTAGGTACGGCTGCTGGATGGGTTGATGTTCCTCACCAACCTTCTCCCGATGCACTTGCCGTTGGAACTAGGGGCAGATTTGCCCAAATGGATGCTGCAACTATGAATCTGGCTGCCCAGACAATTCTTCTGGCATGTCAGGCTAGTGGTTATGGGATCTCAGCAGAGAATGTCTCATTCATCGTTCTTGCACCAATTCAGCTAAGAGGACGAATCAAGCAAGCTCTTAGCGTATCTTATGATATCGGAACAGGAAAACCCGCTGTCATAGATTACAATTTCACCACAGTATTCACAACTATGCTTGCAGTGACAAATCATTATTGGGTAATTCTTCCCAAGAGAAAACTTGTTGGTGGAGATAGGTTGAATTTGGAGACCTATTCTGAATTTGACATGCTTTCTCGGACGGATTCAGCAGCAGGATGGATGGCTTTTGCCGGTGGAATCGGAGACACAGACCAGATGGAGCGTTGCGATATCGTTTAAGTTGAATTTAGATGGAGGAGTGGGGGTAAGCACCTACTCCTCTTTTCTAT